CGTGACACACCACTTACTCCTACAATTCGCAGCATATAAATCAGGATACCGAGGGTGGTACCCATCGTACGCGCTACTCGGAGACGATATTGTCATCCGAGGTACGGCTGTCGCAAGACAGTATGAAGCTCTATGTAAGGCTTTCGGGATCAAGATCGGTCTCGCTAAGTCACTTATTTCGACCAATGGAACATTCGAATTCGCTAAGCGATTTTATGTAAAAGGTCAGGACGTAAGTCCTGTCTCAATACGTGAGTATTGGGTCTCGTTATCGTCTCTCCCTGGATTTGTTGAACTTATCCAAAGAGCGAAGCGGGTCCGTCCAGAACTGCGTCTAGCAGATGCAGTTAGGGCATATTCCAAAGGTTATAGAGTGATTGGGTCTCTTACCCAGAGGTTAGCCAAGCTCGGGAATACCCGTGTGGCGAACCTGATAACTGCTCTAATCCTCCCAGGTGGTCCTTTCGAAAGTTCTCTCGAAGCTGTATTTTCGTTAACTACTACGGCTGTCCATCCAGCAGAAATTCTGGATGAGTCACCAATACTAGAACGTAATATAGGTTCGGTTGTGCGATCAATTGGACAGACCTTAGAGGATATAGCGGGCTCAAGGTATACTTCGGCTAAATCGTATCTCGGTAAATTCTGGAGTGATCCAAAATGGACCCGTGGTACGTCGACTAGACTTTGGTCGGAGGTGTTAGATCAGGGTATTGCACCCTTACTAGCATACTCCCGTAGTATAGCAATCCTTGAGAGGCGGAAGGAGCTCCTAGCACTTTCGTCCATTGGGACGTACTTCCATGCTGGAAAATTGAATTCCCGAAGGCTAATCACCTTGCTTGGGATAATTATTCCATTATGGAATGCGGCCGTTTCAGATGTAGGTGCCTTGCCTGACCCGATTGAGTTCAATCCAGTTGGAAAAACCCTGAAAAGGGCCCGACTGGGGAGGCTCTTGAAGCTAAGGGTTAGAATCTTAGGTCTCAGATGGTCCAAGTCTCATACCCGAGTATCTCGAGTAACAAAACCGAATATGAGCACAGAAGAGTCTAAACGAGGTTATTTGTCCAGCTCAGCCTTGGCCAAAACTAGGACAGAGGTCTTAGGGAGTCCTCAATCTCCCCCTCTCCCACTCGGGAAACAATTGAGTGGCGGAAAGTTGTCATCCGTAAGAAAATCAGCGCTATCCTTGCCTTTGGGCGAGCGAAGTACTCAACAGCTTCGTATGAGGAG